CAAAAAAAAGTCGGAAAATACCGCTTGACGATGTCGGAATTGAAATTTACAATTTTTTGGGAGACCGTGCGTCCGCAATTTTCACGCATCTCGCTACAAAAGCCGCTCACCGAAGCGGCTTTTTTCACATTCACAGGAGCGCCGTAATGGAACGAATCACAATCGAAGTTGCCGATGACGGGCGCGTTTCCGTTATGGCCGAGAGTCCCGACGAAGAGATGGAAACGATGGAGTTCGACAACGTCGAGGACGCGATGCAAGCCGTCAAGGGCCTGATCATGGATCAGGAGATGGACGAAGAGATGGAAGAAGAACCCGACATGAAGTCGATGTGGAATGAAGAAGCAGCAAAACGCCCGACCAACCCCAACATGATGCGATAAGGAGATTCACATGCAAGACTATTCAACCGAGAAGAGCCGTAACACCATGCGTGCAGCAGGCGGCATGAAAGATGGCGGTCCGATCCCCGGCCCCGTTGGTAGCAACCAGAGTCAAGGCAAGGGCGAAATCCCCGGCAAGGTCTCTGTACCAATGCCCGGCACTGACAAAACCCAGCCGTCCTACAAAGGCGGCATGAAGGGCAACATCCCCGGCTTTCAAGGCGGTGAGATTCCCGGCAAGGTGTAATCATGCAAAAGCCCGGACTGTACGCAAACATCAACGCAAAGCGCGAACGTATTGCCAGCGGTTCGGGTGAACGCATGCGCAAACCCGGCAGCAAAGGTGCCCCGACCAAGGCCGACTTCGAGGAGTCAGCGAAGACAGCCAAAACGGGTATCTTGCGTAAAGCCATGGGGAAAGCCTGATGCCAAGCAAAACACCAGCACAGGCCAGAATGATGGCCGCCGCTGCCCACGATCCTGAGTTTGCAAAGAAGGTCGGCGTTCCTGTGTCTGTCGCGAAGGACTACAACGCGGCAGACAAGGGCGGCGGTTTACTCAAAAAGGCGATGAAGTATGGGCCGCAAAAAACAAGCCGCGAGACTCGATGAGCTGAACGGCGCACCGCCGCGTCTTGCTTCGTCTGAAGACCTTGAAGCTGCGGGTCCGAGGACGGGCTACACGCATCCGGTGCGCAAAAGCTCTGGGTCTCGGCACCCTTTGAAGATCAACCTCATGGCCGTATCCGAGGCACTGGTCGAAGAGGGTCTCGATCCAGCGGTCGAGTTTGCACGCATCCTCAAAGGCCGGCCACTGGTCGATGAGAACGGTGAAGCAGTCATGGACCCGGTCACGGGCCAACAAGCACGTCGGTACGATCTTGATGCTGACGTGCGTGTTCGCATGCTGTCTGAGATTCTGAACTACACGCAGCCCAAGCTCAAAGCAATCGAGGTCAAGATGTCCGGCAGTCTGGAGTTGACCAGCGAACAGCTTGACCAGCGGCTGGGTGCTTTGCTGCAAAAGGCGATGAAATGAACATCGCCGGCATCAACTTGTCGAAGCTGGATGACAGCGAAAAGCGGGAGCTGTACGAGCTGCTGCGGCTCAAAGACATCAGAGCCAAGCGCAACAAGCTGGCAGCCTATGCGCCATACGCCAAGCAGATGGAGTTCCACGACGCTGGGTCCGCGTTCCGCGAACGTCTGTTCATGGCAGGCAACCAGCTTGGCAAGACATGGGCCGGTGCATTCGAGGTCGCCATGCACGCGACCGGCATCTACCCGAGCTGGTGGACTGGCCGCAAATTCAACTACGCAACGCGCGGCATGGTCGGGTCCGAGTCTGCCGAACTGACTCGCAAGGGCGTGCAGCGTCTGCTGCTTGGCCCACCAGAGATCAGGGAAGAGTGGGGCACCGGTGCGATACCGCATGCGAACCTGCGAGACACCAGCATGAAACACGGGGTCGCCGATGCGGTGTCGAGCATTGTGGTGCGCCACGTCTGTGGCGAGGACTCGGTGATCCAGTTCAACAGCTACGATCAGGGCCGCACAAAGTGGCAGGCCGACACGGTTGACTACGTCTGGTTCGACGAGGAGCCGCCGCTGTCGATCTACTCCGAAGGCTTGACGCGTACCAACGCCACCGGCGGTCTGGTGTTCGTGACCTTCACGCCATTGCTCGGCATGTCCGAGGTGGTGAAACGGTTCCTGCTGGACAAGCCCGAGAGTTCGACCGTCACGACGATGACGATCAACGATGCGGAGCATTACACGCAAGAGCAGCGCGATGCGATCATCGCCAGCTACCCAGAGCATGAGCGCGAGGCACGCGCGAAGGGCATCCCGATTTTGGGCAGTGGCCGCGTGTTCCCGATCGCCGAAGACGCGATCAAGGTGACAGCGTTCCCGATCCCGCCACACTGGCCACGCATCGTCGGTCTGGACTTCGGTATCGACCACCCGACCGCTGTGGTCTGGATGGCATGGGACCGCGACGCCGATGTGATGTACGTGACCGACTGCTATCGAGTCAAGGACCAGTCGATCGTGATCCACGCCGCCGGCATCAAGGCACGCGGTGACTGGGTGCCAGTCGCTTGGCCGCATGACGGCTTGCAGCGGGATAAGGGTAGCGGCGAACAGCTTGCTGCGCAGTACAAGGCGCAGGGTCTGGCCATGCTGAAGGACCGCGCCACATTCGAGGATGGCAGCAACGGCGTCGAGGCCGGTGTGGCTGAGATGCTGGCACGCATGCAGACCATGCGCCTGCGCGTGTTCTCTCATCTGGAGGAGTGGTTCGAGGAGTTCCGCCTGTACCACCGCAAGGACGGCATGATCGTCAAGATGACCGACGACTTGCTGTCTGCAACCCGATACGCCATGATGATGCGCCGTCACGCCAAGACGCAATCAGAGGCTGAAGCAAGAACAAAGATGACCCGAGGCAACGCACCGGTTCTGTCGTTCGGCGTACTTGACAGTGAGATGGGGTATTGAGATGCCAAAGTTCGATCCCGAAGGTTCCGACTACGATTACGACACCGCCAAAGCCGGTGGCCTCGGCCCGACCGGCACAGGCGAAAACAAAGGCCACTGGGGTTCAGTCACCCGTGCCAGCAAACAGGATCGGCAGAAGTACAAGCTGCCGCCTGACAGCTATATCGTTTTGAAGGGCAGAGGCCACGAAACATGGGACAAGGCCGAAGAGGGCGAGAGAGCGCGAGGCGCTGCCATCATAAAGATGGGCGATCGCTATTTTTCCGTGCCTGAGAAATGGGCCAACGAGAAACGCATGTGGGACGAAGAAGCTGCTAAACGCAAGGAGAAAAAGTAATGGCCGGCATCAACCCTTACAGCTTGAATCCGAACCAGATGTCGAACCAGATGATGAACGGCATGACATCGCCACAGAACGTCATGCCAAAGAGCGACAACCCGCTTGCGCCATCGCTGACTTCGTCCTATTCGACCTTGCAGAATCAGCAGGCCATCCAGAACAACGGTCAGGCAATCGGCAATACAGGCGGTCTCATTGCCAGCCAGATGCGATCAAGCGCATCGCCTGTTGCGCCAGCAGTGCAGATGCAAGGGCAATCAGGCATGCAAATGCAACCGCAAAAAGGACTTCAACCCGGTCAAGCGTCAGCCAATGCTGCGCCCAAGATGACGGTTTACTAAGGACTCACGATGGAATTACAGCCACAACAGATCGACGTAGAGATCGAAGTCGAAGACCCAGAAGCCGAACAGGAGCGCATGGAAGAGCGTCTCCAGACGTTTGGCCATTCGCTTGCCAAGCAGCGCGATGAATGGATTCGCGATCGCTACAGCTATGGCGTAGACAAACGCTGGATCGAGGACGAAGATCAGTACAACGGCAAGGACAACATCAACAAGGCAGCCAGCCAGATGATGACTTCCGTTGAGCAGGGCTACCCTGTCACGACACAGGGCGCAAAGCCGCATCGCTCGACCGTCTTCATTGGCATGACACGTCAGAAGACCAATGCAGCAGAGGCGCGTGTCGCCGACATCCTGCTGCCGACTGACGACAGGAACTGGGGCATCACGCCGACGCCGAATCCGTATTTGATGAACATGCTGAAGGATGAGAGACCAGCGTCAGACGCCGGTCCCGTAGGCCAGCAAATGGGCCAGCAACAAGGCTTGCCGATGGAGCAGCCCGGCATGATGCCGCCACCGCAGGGCGGCATGGCACCGCCACAGCCCACCATGGCACCGCCAAACATCCCAGCACCACCACAGCCGGGCATGCCGCCTGAGGCCGCTACAGGTCTCGCCGCCATGGCTATGGGTCCGCAGGGTCCGCAGCCTGTTACCGATCAGGCCGGCCAGCAGTTGCGCATGAAAGACGTTGCGCGCGCTGTCATGGATATGGCCAACAAAAAGGCCGAAGCGATGGAACGCGAGATCGAGGATCAGTTGATCGAGTGCGACTACAACAGCGAACTGCGCAAAATGATTCACGACGCAGCCGTGCTGGGCACAGGCGTCATCCGTGGCCCGATCGTTACCAACCGCACACGCAAGGCATGGCAGCCCTACACCGACGCGCAAGGGCAGCAGGTTCACCAGATCGAGATCGTCGAGGAGCTGGCCCCTGCTTCGTTCCGTGTCGATCCGCGTAACGTGTGGCCTGATCCAGCCTGCGGTGAGAACGTCCATCGTGGCAAAGGCATTTACGAGCGTGAGCAGGTCACCGCAAAGCAGATTCGTGAACTGGCCAAGCAGCCGGGTTTCATGAAGGCCCAACTGCGTAAGGTTTTGGAGGAAGGCCCGAAACGGTCAGCCACCATGCAGGAGTTGAAGGACGAAGACCAGCGCGATGTGGCGCGTGACTTGTACGAGATGTGGACCTACTGGGGTGAGGTCGAGCATGATGACCTTGACGCAGCAGGCGTCAATCCCGGCGAGAAGGACGAGCTAAAGACGATCAGCGCATGCGTGATCATGATCAACAGCACCGTCGTCAAAGCGTTCCTAAACCCGTTGGAAGGCGGCGATTTGCCGTATGACTTCTACGTCTGGGAGAAGGTCTCCAGTAGCTGCTGGGGCTATGGCATCCCTTACCTGATGCGTTCACAGCAGAAGGTCCTGAACGCTGCATGGCGTCAGATGATGGACAACGCAGGCGTGTCCAGCGGTCCGCAGATCGTCATGAAGCCGAGCGTCATTCAGCCTGCCGACAAGCAATGGCAGATCACCAGCCGCAAGGTCTGGTACGCAACCGACGATGTGGACGACGTGAGCAAAGCCTTTGCCACGTTCGAGTTCAACAGCCATCAGGCAGAGCTGGCTGGCATCATCAAGATGGCGACCGAGCTGGTCGATCAGGAGACCGGCGTGCCGACCATCCTGCAAGGCGAGAAGGGCGCAGCACCTGACACCGTTGGCGGCATGCAAATGCTGATGAACTCCGCCAACGTGGTACTGCGCCGTCTGGTCAAGCAGTTCGACGACATGGTCACGCGTCCACACATCCGCCGGTACTACGACTACAACATGCTGTACAACGAGGATGAAGAGATCAAGGGCGACTTCAGCATCAACGCACGCGGCTCATCGGCTTTGTTGATACGTGACATCCAGAATCAAGCATTCCTGAACCTGCTTGCCGCTGGCGCGAATCCCATCTACGGCATGTACCTTGACACTGAGAAGCTGTTCCGCAAAGCACTGCAAGCGCAACACATCGATCCGACGGATGTATTCAAATCCGAAGAGGAGATCGAGCAGATTAAGGAACAGCAGAAGGCCATGGCCAACCAGCCGCCGCCACCTGACCCACGCATTGAAGCTGCAAACCTTCGTGCGCAGACTGATCTCCAGCGTGCGCAGATGCAGAACCAAGGCGACATGGCTGAGATCGAAGCACGCATGCAGAAGATGCAGCAGGAAGCCCAACTCAAGATGGCCGAGTTGCAGATTCAACGTGAGGTCGAGATGCTGAAGATGTCGAACGCGCAGAACCTGTCGCTTGAGAAGATCAAGGCGCAGTTGGCCGACACGGCGATCAAAGAGCGTGGGCGCAAAGAGCTGTTCGCAGCCGAACAGGATTTGAAGATGCGTATGGGATCGGGGATATAAGCTATGGCAGCCGTCACCCTTCAGCGTGAGCTTGATGCTTACAGTGATGCGATAGACAAATACAACCAGCAAGCACGCAGTTACAAAACTGC